CAAGCCCGGCCTCACCGGCACCGCAGGCGGCACCAGCAGCACGCTCGCAGAACCTGGTAAGCGGAGCAGCAACGGGCGCTCTCGACATACCCGATAAGTTCAAGGTCGTAAAAGAGGACGGCAGCATCGACCACGAAGCAACGCTGACCAAGGCCCTCGGGTCATACGTGCAGCTGGAGAAGAGGTTTAGCTCGGGCGACGTGCCTCCAGAAACGGAGGCCGGATACAAACTAGACTACTCCGTGTTTCCCGAAGGGATCAAGGTCGATCCTGAAGGTGAAAAAACATTTCTGAAAAAGATGCACGGCTCGGGCATGACCAATAAACAGGTGCAAGCGGTCGTGAACGAGTATGGAGCGCTGATCAAGCAGGGTCTGGAAACACAGAAAAAGCAGGCAACCGAGCAGACGGCGGCAACGCTTAAGGATGTGGCCACGGAACTCTCTACCACGTGGGGCGCGAATTTCACCAAGAACCAGTCGGCGGCGATACGGGGATTCAACCATCTGGCCGATGCGACTGACAAAGCGGATCAGGGTAAGATCGGCGTAGACGCGAAGGCCACGTACCGCATCCTGATGAAGGTTCTGGCAAAAGTCGGCGCGGGAATTACCGAAGACACACAGATCGTGAACGCAGGCGGCGCGGGCGGGTTTAATGAGACGCTGATGGAACTCAGAAGTTCTAAAGCCTTCACCGACGAGAACGACCCGCAGCATACGGCAACCGTGGCGAAAGTCACTGCCTTGTATCAGCGGATGTACCCGAACAAGCAGTAAGCAGCATCCCCGGCGCCCTCGGTCTCTACGAGATAAGCGCCGGGCAGACGACAGCAGGCCCTTACTCTCCCCGGACAACCCTCACCGGCCCGGCCAGATAGAAGGACAACCTAAACGTGAGCAGTTTAACCAGTCACTTTTATGGAGGTCACTATCATGGCCAATGAAATCACCGAAGCATTCGTAAAGCAATACGCGGACAATTTTATCCAGAAAAGCCAGCAGATGAAATCCCGCCTGGAACAGCACGTTCTGGTTGACAGCGGGATCGTCGGAGCGTCGAAGTCCGTGGACCGCATCGGCGCAACCGAGGACCAGCAGCGGACGGAGCGCTACGGCGACAGCCCGAACGCGGCTGACAATTTCGAGCGCCGCTGGATCGATCTGAGTGACTGGGAATGGGGCAAACTCATCGACGACATGGACAAGCTGAAAATGCTCGCCGATCCCACCTCTCCGGTGATCGCCGGCGGCGTCGCATCGCTCATGCGCAGAAAAGACAAGGTCATCATAGCGGCGTTGGGCGGCAGCGCGCGGCAGGGTGAAGGCGCCAGCGCGACTACGGTCGCCTTGCCCGCGGGGCAGAAGATCGCCCACGGATCGGCGGGGATGACGATTGCAAAAGTCATCACGGCGCGCGGGTTGCTCGGCCGCAATGAAGCTTTCAACGAGGAAGATCCGAACGACGAGCTGGTGATGGTCTATTCCATGGAGCAGCTCGAAAACATGCTGAACATCGACAAGGTCACGAGCGCGGACTACAACAGCATCAAAGCGTTGGTCACCGGGGCGCTCGATACCTGGATGGGCTTCAAATGGGTGCGCTCGCAGCTCCTGCCGAAGGTCGCGTATGAGCGCTTCTGCTATGCCTATTGCAAGAGCGGCATGACGCTCGGTATCGGCAAGGACACCACGACGAAGCTGGGAGAACGCCCGGACAAGAAGTTCATCCCGTACGCGTATGCCAAGCAGAGCGTCGGCGCGGTGCGCGGCGAGGATGTGAAGGTCGTCGAGATTTCCTGCAATGAAATCGTCTCGGCGTAAGGAGGCTAGGGCCGGTCAGTACGACGGCCCGATTTTAATCGCCATTAACCATCACCATAAACCAGAGGAGGGTATCACATGGGAGACGTATACAGCACCGGTTACATCAACGACAACGCAACTCCGCCCGTAAAGCACATTCCGCAGGACGGCGGCGGCAGAGTACGGTATTACCGCGACACCTACGTTCAGGGAGCATCAGCCGGAACCATCGGCGATGTGATCCACATGAAAAAGCTGCCCGGCTGCGCGCGGGTAATTCCCGGCGGCATGATCTTCTGGGGCACGGGCACCACGAACGAAACGCTGGCGGTCGGCATCACCGGCACGGCGGCGAAGTTCCTCGCGGCCACGGCGGCGGCCACGGCGGGCAGCGCGGCGCTTGAAGCGCACCTTGCATCGGGCCTGGACTATATCGCCCCGGCAGCGGGCGGCGAAGTGATCGTGACGAACGCAACTGCGGCCATCGCGGCGGCACAGGCGATCACCGTGCATATCCCCTACGTGCTCGATTAAGGGACTGTACAACTCGGCCGGGGCCTCAAAACCCCGGCCCTTCTTAGGAGTCTCACGCCATGAGAACCGATATTGAGAAAATACCATTTACCGCCGTAGCCACCGGCGCACCGCTCGCAGATATTGATCTAAAAGATGCAGAGTCCATGTCCGTGCTGCTGGAGCTCACGTCGCATGGGGGGACCGCAACGACCACGTTTGTCGATCTGGTCCCTCGCATGGGTACGTTGGTTCCGGTTGCCACTGCGTCCAGCGACGCCATCGGGCATCCGGTGGACCTCACGAATCAAACCGGCATCTTCGCGTTGACCAGAATCGGACCTCCGGCGGCGGCGAAACCCACGATCTCGGGATACGGGTATTTAATCCCACGCAGTTTTCAGCAGGCCAGAATTCTGGCAACCCTGACCGGCGCGGGACATACCCTGACCGGCAACGTGTACATCATGCGAGTCTACAGCTAAAGCAAGCGAGGAAACCATGGCAAAGATCATCGTGGATTTCGGAGCAGCGGGAATTGTGATCGGCGGGTTGACCTGGGCGGCATGTCACCGGCAGCGCGATCAGGCCGTGGTCTCCACGACCGGCAGCACACTGACGGCGTTTGATACGTTCGGCAAGTACTGGCTGGAAAATCCGAACGTCACCGAAGACACGGTGTTCGATATCTACGTCACCGCAACGCCCACGTCACGAATCCTCGACAAGTTCATTTCGCCCTCATCTCTCGCCATCTGCAACAACGCCATCCTCGGTCTGGGCGGCAACGTCATTGCTTCGTTTGACGACGCCACGACCGAAGGCGTGCTGTGCAAGAACTTCTGGTCGCAAGCATTGAACGCGACGTTGCGGCTGCACCCATGGAACTGCGCGATCAAGCGGGCGGTTCTCACTCCGGACGCAACGCCGCCCACGTATGAGTGGAGCGCCGCGTTCTCGCTGCCGTCCGATCTGCTCCGGCTGCTCGAAGTGAATGGCCTGACTGAGTACAAGGTTGAAGGGAGAAAGATACTGTGCGATGAATCGGCGTTGAACATAAAGTACGTTTACCGAAACGAAACCACGGCGGACTGGGACTCGCTTTTGATCGCTGCCGTGACCGCGTATATGGGATTCAACCTGGCCTATCCGCTCACGAAGTCCAACACCACGCGCGACGGGCAATGGAAACTGTTCACGGAACTGCTCCGTACGGCCAAGGCCGTGGACGCGCAGGAAGAGCCGGGAGACACGCTCGGGGATTTTCCCTTTATTAACGTGAGGCGATAACGTGGCGAACGGACAAGTACAAGACTACTACCCATTTGATCTGCACACACGCGGCGGCGCGGCGGCATACGTCAAGGATTCCGGCGGCAACTGGGTGCCCTGGGACGGGACAAGTAAAAACAAAGTCTGGGACACCGGGACCCTGGCCTGGGTGTCCATGCTGCAACCGGGCGGCGGCATCCCGGTCAGTAATTCGATCACCTGCAAGACCGCAGTCCTCAATCTCTCTGCCTCGGGCACGGTTGTCGCGGCGGTAGCGACGAAGCGGATCAAGGTCTACGCCGTGAAACTGGTAGTGGACGCGGCGCTCAGTGTGAGTTTCCGCGACGGCGCATCCACGGCGCTGGAAGGAGCGCAGGCGTTGGCGGCAAACGGCGGTTACGTCGAGAATGTAAATCCTCCGGCGTTTTTATTCGGCAGCGCGGCGGGAAATAGCCTGGACCTCGTCATAACCGGATCAGGAAACGTGCGCGGCAGGGTCTCGTACTGGGACGATGACACGACTTAACGAAAAGGAGATCAAACCATGAGTCAGATGTCGGATTACTTAGAAGCACAGATAGGCAAATTGCTGTTCTGCACACAAACCGCGTGGAAGCCGGCGGCGATTTACCTGGCGCTTTTTACCGCAGCCCCGAGTGATTCCGGCGGAGGCACGGAAGTATCCGGCGGATCATATGCCCGCACCGCAGTCACTCAGGCGGACGCGCAGTGGAACATCCCTACGACTGCCGGATTGTTCAGCA